GATACTGGTGACATGATTGCTCAGATACTTGATATGTTACGTGCTGATGCAGAAGCCCGTAAAGCAGATGCTGACGCAAAAACTGCAGATGCTCATGCTAGGGAAGCTGAATCAACTGCCAAGATTGCAGGTATTAAAATGCAGGGCGAGGAAGAGGTTCTCGATGCTGAAGCATATTTCAAAGAAAAGAAGGATGAAAAGCGGGAAGCTGAACGTATTAAAATGTTAGCAAGATTCCGGCAAGAGCAAAAAATGAGTGATGATACTGCAAGTATTCCTAAGGATGCCATTGAGACATTACCGACACCAGCTGTAACACCAGCCCTACAGGGTAAAACTGGTAACAGTGAAGAAGAAGAGCGTATCACTCGTGCTCGTCATACCTTGTTGTCTATTTTAGGTGGAATGTAATATGTTATTACGAGAAATTAGTGATCAAGATGCAGTTAAGGCGTTAAATACGCCCGACCCCGCACAGGTTCAACAGAATCGGAATCTTACTCCGCAGCAAATTGAAAAGAATCAAGCAGATCAAATGGCTAAGGATCGTCAGAGTACCGACCCCCTTACAAAGCGAATTGCCGCGATTAGAGCTCAATTAGCACAGTTGTTGATTCTACAAAAGCAGCAAGCTAAGGCAGCTCCAACTACTCAACCTATACAAACACAAAGTAGTGTTCCTCCTCAATGACATTCAACCACAATCTTGTAGAAGTACGTGAAATGGAAGCTACCACTCTAGAGAGTGGTAGAATTTATCATACCCCCGATGGGCCGGTTTCATCGATTACTACAATATTGAGTTCGACAGCCGATAAGGCTTGGTTAGAAGAATGGAAAACTTCATTAGGTGAAGAAGCGGCAGCCGCTGAAACATTAAGATGTTCTGATCGTGGTACTGCTGTGCATGAGATGTCCGAATTTTACTTAAAAAATCGTAAAAATATTACAGACCATCACAGTCCTGAGAATATTAAACGGTTCAATCAGATTAAGATGTATCTTAACAAGATTAATAATATTCTTGGTATAGAGATTCCATTATATACAAAATTATTACGTATTGCTGGAAGGTGTGACGTGATTGGTGAATATGATGGGAAACTATCTATAATCGATTTTAAGACGTCCAATGGCAATAAAACTTCTGGCATCATCGAAGACTATTTCCTCCAATGTACAGCGTATTCTATCATGTTTGAGGAGATGTATGGAATACAGATAGATCAGATCGTTGTGATTATATCCGTTGAACGTGGTATATGTGGACAAGTATTTAAACGTGATCGGGCAGATTACATTAAACCATTAATTAAAAGGGTTAAACAATTTTATGAGCAGCCATAAGTATTCGCCTTCAGGCAAAAATGATAACAGTGTCAAGGTAGAACCAGATCGTATGGTTGGTATTACTCTCGACGTTTCAATTCGTGGTATTAATGGAGATAATCCTATTAGAGCCAAAGTTGATACTGGAGCACAGTCTTGTTCATTGCATGCGTCTGATATTGAAGTTACTACAAGCGAGATAACACACCAAAGTCAAGTAAAATTTAAGTATGAGCAGTACCAATACAATATGAATGTCGACGGTTTCCAATCTATTAGCAGTGCTGATGGTGGTACAACTAATCGCCCATTTGTAAAATTAGACGTGAATATCAATGATCAATACATTCCTCAAGTTATATTCAATCTAAATGATCGCAGCAATATGGATTATCCTGTATTGATTGGCATGAATCTCATTGAGGCAGCTAAATTTGTTATCGATCCAACAATCAAAGAAATGGATGTTAGTTTTGGTCCAGAAGGTATGAGTATTGTGAGTGATGAAACTTCACAAAATTCTGACATAAATAATCCCTCCGTTGACAAAAATGTCGACGTGAGTTACAATGATTCTAATGTTGACCTTCTTGCAGGTTTTAAGACTTATTTGGAAATTAATAAAGATAAGCCACTTGGGGAGGTCGTTAACGAAATAATGACTTTTCTAAAGTCTAATAAGGCTCCTTTACCAGATGACACAATCGACTAAGTCTCCATTTTATATTATCCAAGATTTTATATCTCCTCTCATGTGCGAGGAGATTATTGATCAAGTAAGTTTTACAGTTCCAGATACAGATGCAAAAGGCAATCCAATTGCTTGCATCCGTCAAGAACCAGAGTATGAGATTTTTTTGTACGACCGTCTGCAAAAGCATATTGCTGACATTACTAAGCACTACGACATTACTTACAAAGCTACTACTGAAATTTTATTTCATTGGTACGACATTGGAGCAAAACAAGCTCCCCAATGTGAGAATGGGCAATTCCTCAACAACAAATGGGTTAAAGTACGAGATCGTGACATCACTTGTATTTTAATGTTAAGCGATTTTAACGATGGATCTATCCAACCATTTGATGATGAGTATGAAGTATATGGCGGAAAATTGGAATTTCCTCAACATCGCTTCTCATTCCAAGCACAGCGTGGCACCCTGATTGCTTTCCCGAGTGAACCGCATTTTATTAATGCGATTACCTCTATTTTAGCAGGTGGTTTATACCTAGCTAAATTTCATATTGCTGCACAAACACCATTCTTATATGATCCTAAAAAGTTTCCAGGTGACTATACTACTTGGTTGAAGGAATTTGTGTAGCAATCTTTTAAGGAGAACTACCATGACCACTCTTAATTCAGAGAGATCGCTTAACCTATGTAAAAAAATATTATCCACTTCATTAGTAGCTGCTTTTATTAGTTTAACACCAACTGTAAATGCTAACCCCGTATCAGAAGTTTGGTACACCAATATTTTGGATCAATATAAGTTGCAACCTGATCAGATGTCTAATCTGATTATTGCTAGTCAATATAGCACTAGATCTAAACATCCAGAAGTACTTCAAGCCCTGATGTTACAAGAATCAGGGGCTCATCAAGCTGTAAAATCCAACCATGGATGTCACGGTATTTTACAAATTATGACATCCACTGCTATCAACATCATCAATACAGTTCCCGACATTCGTGAAAAGTATTTTGGTAATACCAAAATAACCCCCAACAATGTCACCCTAAAACTTAAAAATGATGTAGCTTTTAGTGTTGAGGTTGCGGATGCTTTGTTAGCACACGCGTATACATTTACACAAGACTTGAATCGTGTCTTATATGGCTACAATAGAGGTGAGCGGTACATGCTAACTGCACGATCACCTGGAAAGCTCGCATATGTGTCAAGTGTCAATGTAAAGATTAAATCTGTTACAGTCCACATTAATGATGCTATTCAACAGCACAATGAAGTTGTTGAACATGATGATACTACACCATCTGAAGTTATCATAGATCCACAATCCGTTTCCATCGTGTAACCCTGTTGTTGTAGTTGTTCTGATTCTAGTATAAAATACGTGTTCATATTAACACCTTTTATAAGAGAATCAGAACATGAATTACGATGAATACAATGACGATGATGAACACGCACCACTTCCTTCATCAGTACCTGTTATATCCAATCCAGCCGATCGTAAGAAACTTCGTGGTATGTTGGAAGAAATTGGACGAATCCTTACCCGCATTGACAACGAAAAGTTAAACAAAAAAGTCATCTTGGATGAGATCAAAGCGCAGTTTGACATTCCTGTCAAGTATGCCAATAGTCTTGCTGTTACTATGCATAAAGACAATTATGCTGAGAAACAAGCTGCTGAGAGCGACTTTCAAACTTTATACGAAACCATTGTCAAGACGCCCCACGTGAACGACAATCGTGCTGATTTTTCTGAAGAAGATGAAGCTACATTAAGTTCTAAAGTTCGTAAAGAAGATATTGCTGCAGCCATAGCACAATTTAAAGCGGACGACGCCTCGGAGTAACAAATGAGCTATGTATCCACATGGCAAATGGGTGACCAAGTTCGTGTCTGGGAACGGACTGAATTTGGTCGTACCTATAAAGATTATTTGCCACAATATTATTTCTATGTAGAAGATCCTAACGGCAAATATACTTCCATTTTTAAGGACCGATTATCTAAAGTAATATGCAAAGATAAGGAGGACTTTGAAGCGGTTGTAGCTGACTACAAAGATCGTGGGATTCGATTATATGAATCAGATATATCAGTTGAACTAAAAGTATTGTCAAAGTTCTATAAGGATTGTCCTGTACCAAAATTACATACAACCCTCCTAGATATTGAGGTAGATTATGCTCCAGTAGAGTATGACGTGACTCGTGAAATTCGTATGCGTTTACGAAATTCGGACGATACTACCGAAATTACTACTACCGTTGGGGAACTTCGGGAAATGTCCAATGCTCCAATGTATGAAGTATGGGACGATTACTTGAAACGTTGGTGTATGGCTGAATATTCAACTGCCATGTATCAAGGTCCTAGTGGTTACAGCAGTACAATGAATCCGTATGCACCAATTAATGCAATTGCGTGCCACCATTACTGGAAAAATGAATCCGTTGTATATGTTGTTCCACCTCCTGATTTTGATATGTCTACTTTTGACAAGTCATTGCGCAAGCTATCTAAGATTGTATTCTGTGTAGATGAGACTGAATTATTAACTAAGTTTCTCAAAGCTATTGAAGATACAGATGTACTGTCTGGATGGAACAGTGAGTGGTACGATTTACCAATGATTGCTTTAAGAACTCAAATGGTACTGGGTAATGCTGGTAGACGAAAGTTGGACTTCCCAGAGGTTTCAGGGCCAAGAGCTGCTCAAATTACGGACAAAGAAAACTTTGGACGTATCCAGAAGGCATTTTCAACAGTTGGAATGATTACGTGGGATTATCTTGCACTATTTAAAAAGTATGAGATGGAGAAGCGTGCAACCTACAAGTTGGAAGCTATTGCTGATGAAATTTTACCCGACCTTCCTAAGTTGAAATTTGACGGTTCGTTAGCTCAACTGTACAGAAATGATTTTAACCATTTTTTACGATATAACATTCGAGATACAGAAATCTTGAAAGGCTTTGAAGATAAATTGGGTTATATTGACGTAGCAAATGAAATGTACCACTTAGCTAAGGCACGATCGCGAGATGTTTTGGGTACTGTGCGAATGGTCGATACTTCTGTTATTGAATTTTGTCACAATGTGCTGAATGTCAAAGTTCCAGACTATGAGGCTAAATTAGATGGATCCATTGAGGGTGCAACAGTTCTATTTCCGCAACGTGGGAAGCATAAGCGGTTAGGTTCTATTGATATTGGATCTTTGTATCCTTCAGGTATCCGTAGTATCAACATCTCACCCGAAACCTTGATTGGTCAATTTGAAGGCAATGCGGATGCGTGGGAGCAAATTGTTAATAAGACGAATACGGTGTTGACGCTGAAGTTTGAAGATGGTGATGAGCAGACTTTTGAAGCCCGGCAATGGTATAAAATGTTGAAGGCTAGCAAATGGGCTGTTAGTGGTTTTGGAACGGTATTTGATCAAAATACCCAAGGTGTTATTCCTGCACTGTTGACAGATTGGTATGCTAAACGTAAGCAGTATCAGAAACTGAAATTAGCTGCTAGTGATGCAAAGTTGGCAATTACCACCAAATATCAAAACATTACACAACCAGATAACGTTAACAATACATTGCGTTATGGAATGTACATGCCGGAGAATGTTGCTACTGAATGGGATAAGGCTGTGCAAGCGTATCAGTATAATGACCGACTTCAGTACGTGTACAAGATTAAATTGAACTCAACTTATGGTGGATTGACAAACTATAAATTTAGATTCTTTGATTTACGTATGGGTGAATCTACTACCGCTACCGGTCGTATGATTTTGAGGCATCAACTACGTAAAGCTGCAGAGTATTTGGATGGCAACTACAATGTAGATTTTCCAACTTATGAAACCGTTGGAGATGCGTTAGAAAAAGGAATGCCACCTGAAACGGCGTTAGATGGACCTAAATTTAATGGGAAATTCCAGAGTAAGTCTATTGTGTACGGTGATACAGATTCAGCATACTTTTTAACAAATGCATCTACAAATGAAGAAGCTATTGTGGTAGCTGATACGGTAGCTAAGTATGTCAATGATTCTTTTCAACAGTTTATGCAATCGCATTTCTTGTGTCAGCCTGGATACGATAATTTGATTAAAGCTGGTCGTGAAGTTGTATCAGATTGTGGTATTTTTGTCAACAAAAAGCGTTATGTGTTGCATCTCATCGATTTAGATGGATATACCGTAGACAAGTTGAAAGTAATGGGTTTAGAAATGCGTAAAACTACGACTCCTAAACCGGTTCAAGACTTTCTCAAAGAAGTTGTATCTATGATATTGAAAGATGAAAGTTGGGACGTAGTTAATAAATTTATTATTGACTATCGCGATCACTTCATTGTAAACATGGATCTTATAGATCTTGGTTTACCTAAAGGTTGTAATGATCTTGACAAGTATACAGAATGCTTTGAAGAGAATAATGCCCATGCAAAAAGCATTATGAAAGATTCATCATTTAAAAAACATCGTATTCCTGGTCATGTTACAGCAGCCATACATTACAATAAGTGTTTAGAATTGTATAATGATAAGGAAAATGATATGATTAGCTCAGGTGGTAAAGTTAAAGTGTTTTATCTTGAACGGCCTGTAGGACCTTTTAAAAATATAGCATTGCCTATTGATGCTGATTATATTCCAGCTTGGTTTAAGGAAGAATTTGATATCGATAGAAAACTCCATGCTGCAAAATTGATTGATGCTAATCTTGGGCATATATTTGACGCGATTGGTTTAGTAGTACCTACCCGAAATACATTGAACATTGAAAGTGTATTTTCATACTAAGAAGGATTACAATGAGTTCAACAACTAAAGATGTGTTTGAATTGAATGCAGAGCAGACTGCGTATGTGGAGAGGGCTCTTAAAACGGCTCAATTATTTAAATGTGATAAACTAGTTATTGAGCGAGATTTATTTCGTGGAATGAATGACGATTTCAGCATGATTATTATAGATAATACCGTTCCTCCTGGATTGCCATTTGCTGGTATGGGGATTCTTGAAGTATCTAAGCTCGTATCACGTCTTAATTTAGTTCCAAATCCAAAGATCTCCGTTACTACAGGAAATGCAGAAGGAGCTGTTACCAGCCTTACAATAAAGGGTGGAGGAACTACAGTTAAACATGCGTGTACTCGATTTAGTACCGTTAAAACGTTGCGTAGCTACAATGCGACTGATGATTGGTCTATTGACTTTTCATACGATGCTGTTGCTCAAATATCAAAGGCAGCATCAGCAATGGGAACTGATAACATTAGTGTTGTATCCGATGCAGGCAAATGTAAATTTGTTATTAAAGATGGTCCTCGCAATGAATATCAACAAGAATTTGACGGAAATATCCAATTCTTAGATAAGGATGAGGATCTTGACGAAGACGATGACGATGATGATATGCCAGATCGTACAACCCTCCCGTCTTTTAACTTCCTATATAGAAAGGACATGTTCTTAATTGCATTGAAGTATGCTGATGAGGCTGTTAATGGAGAAGAGGGTTCTGAAGCTAGGACCAAATCAAAGAGTAAAGTTGTACGTGTTGAGGTAGGACCATCTGGCATGATGAAGGTGGTTGTCAACAATATTATTGTACGAATTACACACGTTATGGAATAATTAAGGAAAAATATATGTTTAAAAAATTGTTAGAGCGTTATAAATTGTGGAAAGAAATCCGTGTTCGCAATAAGGAACGGGCTATCTATAAAAATTCTAATGAACCATGGGTATCTGTTATTAGCCATGGTGTTGATACAACAAAGGGGATGAAGTTAGATCTCGACTGGAATGAAGCCTTCATTGTATATCTAAGAGCAGCTGGCGTTCCTGGATCGCGTGACGAAGATATGGTAGCTTATTGGATTACTAGCTTACACCAACATCTTTTGAGTACAAAGGACGAATAATGGCCAAACAGCACGATCTAGTATTAGACGTGTCAAACTTGTTATATCGCGCATATTATGCCAATCCTAATGAACAAGCTGACATTGTTATGGGATTGGCGATGCACGGAGCTTTTTTGACGATTAATAAGTACTACAAAATGGCAAAGCCTGATAAGGTTATTATGGCATTTGATAGAGAGAACTGGCGTAAAGAGTATACGATGTCAGAGGAGTGTTACTCCAAGAAAATCTACAAAGGTGAACGTAGAAAAAAGGATTCTCCAGCTCAACGTGCAAAATACAATGCATTTCGAGAGCACATTGTTGAATTTGAGGAAATGATGCGGGCTAATACTACGGTGACAGCTCTTGCTGCTGACGGCTTAGAGGGAGATGACTGTATTGCGGCATGGATTACACGTAATCCAGATCACAACCATACAATTATATCTGGTGATCGAGATTTTGTTCAATTGTTGAAATACCCAAATGTAATACTTGTCGATCCAGCCACAGGAAAGCAACGTACACACGAAGATCCTCTTTTTTATATGTTCGAGAAGTGCTTTCGTGGTGAACCAGCATCAACCGATAATGTACAATCGGCCTATCCTAAGTTGAGAACGGATAAAATTAAAGCCGCTTACACAGATCCAGTCGCTCTGACGAATCTCCGTCAAACAAATTGGACGCATATTGACGGTCGTACTATGAATGTAGGGAAGTTGCTTGACGAAAATCGACTATTGATGGATTTAACCGCACAGCCAGATCATATCCAAGATATTATGGATGAGATGGTTGCAGTAGCTACAGTGAAAAAACGCAAGTTTTCTCATTTCCATTTCTTGAAGTTCTTAGGTAAGTACGAACTAAAAGAAATTGCTAAGCAGTTGGAGACATTTGTTCCTATGTTATCTCGTTAGTCAAATCCCCTCATTTTTTGATGCATAAATA